GTCGTGTTCGTATACAAAGATGAGCGCATGACTGAGAAAACTCAGCGCAGGGTGAGCATGGCGTATACCAATTGGAAGAACGGCGAAGTTTCAATAATGCAAAACCGAGACAAAACTAAATTCGTCCAATACAGAAAAGAAGCAAAGCCCAAGATGGCAAAAAGTATGGCAATAGAGTTTGTTAATGGAAGTGTAAAGATTAAGACGGGAATTCGTAATAAGGGTGATTACTCTGATTATGATATTAATGAACAACTAACGGGGAAGATAAATGTCTAACATATTAAATGATTATAAATGTCCAGAGCATGGCTACTTTGAGGGAACCCAGGCTTCGTGTCCTGAAGGGTGCTCAGAGGGTGTGATGATGGTATTTCTCAAGGCTCCTGGCTTCGTTAGCGGCAAGACTAAAAAGAATGATAAGACGCTTAAGCAATTAGCTTTGGATTACAAAATGACTGATATTAAGTCCACCAGAGAAGGTGAATCTCAGTCGAACTATCTTGCCAAGAACAATCCTGCCGGCGCTCCGCAGGTCGATCAGCCGCGTGAGCAGCGCCCAGGTGACTCGGTTATTTGGGGCGATGGGGGCGGCAAAAAGTTAAGTATGGGTAATATTATGGGTGGTGGGGCGTTTGCTCCGGTCAGGGATGAGCAGGTTGGATTTAACCCAAAACAAAATGGTAACTTGACAGGGCCGCGATCTGCGTCCTATATTCCTGACCATGAGAACTTGGCTATAAAGAAATAATGCGTATACCTAACGACCATGCGGAACGAGAAACATTTTATCTCGACCTGATTGAGAAGTGCCATGTGTCTAAAGATGAGCGCAAAGGTGATTACACCAGCTTGCGCTCTTGGTATTTGTTTGGAAGTGGGCCGGAAGAAAATCCCGCCCTTTTCAACAAAATATTCCCGCATATAGACCAGTTAACCTCATTTCTATATTCGGCAGAAACTACGCGCTTCAGCATCAACATAGGCGCGTCAGTCCATGAGAACGAACATCGTAAGATTCCGGTTCTGACTCAGGCGCTCAACGATGAATGGCTGAACAGTAATGCAGACCAGGTATTCAGCACCGCGCTCACTTGGTCACTTGCCTACAACAGCACCTTTATCAAACTCATCTACAATAACGGCATCCATCCGTATCTGGTGGAACCGTCTGCAATCGGTGTTCTGCGCGAGGATGTTCCATACACGGATCGTCAAGAGGCGCTGGTTCATACCTACTACATTACGCGCTCGGATTTGATGGCTAGGCTTTATTCGCATCCAAAGCGCGATGCAATAATGAAACGCCTAACCGCCGCCTATCACGCTCCGCAAAGCGATGTTCCAGAAGGCGTGAACAGAATCCTAATGTCGCAAGTAGACAATTCCGATCCTGGTAGCATTTACGGCAACGTCAACCTAGACCTGTATGGAATGAATCGATACAAAGCGCGGGTTGCGGAAGATACCGTAGAAATGCGGGAACTGTGGCTCTGGAATGATGAAACTGACGATTATCAGGTCGTAACTACCGCCGATCCAGACATAATCATCTATGACAGGGCGGGTGAGTCCGTATTCCTGAAGGGCGAAATACCCTTCATTCAAGTCTGTCCTAGCCCGCTATACGACTACTATTGGGGGCAATCAGAGGTTTCGCGCCTCATATTCCTTCAAGGTATGCGGAATAAGAGGATGGACGAAATCCAAGACTTGTTGACCAAGCAAGTAAACCCGCCTACTGCCCTTACCGGCTTTAGCGGCATCCTGGATGAAAAGAACTTTGCCCTTAATCGTGCCGGCGGGCTTCTATCAAGCGATATGCCAAATGCCAAGGCAGAGCGCCTCGCCCCGCAAATGCCAGTTGACCTATACGAAACTATCCGTGAAATAGATCGGATGTTTGAGGAAGCATCGGGGATTGGTAACGTGCTGCAAGGCAAGGGTGAATCGGGCGTTCGTTCAGCCGGTCATGCCAGCCAGCTTGCCAGGTTGGGTTCTAGCCGAGCCAAGAAACGGGCATTAATCATAGAGGACTCGCTGGAGAAAGTGGCAACGCTCTATCTCAAGCTAATGCAAACCTATGACAATACTCATTTCAAAGATTCTGAAGGTGTTACGTTTATACCAGAACAGTTCACCAAGGACTTTGTAGTGAAAGTGGACGCTCACTCCAACAGTCCTATATTTACCGAAGATTTGCGGGCATTGGCGTTCAATCTGTTCAAGGCACAGGCTATTGACAAGGAATCCTTGCTAGACCTGCTAGAACCGCCAATGAAGCAAGAATTAAAGGATAGGCTCAAGCGGATGGAGAAAAAGGCGGCTAATAACCCACCTCCACCCCCCAAGGGCGGCAAACCAGAACTAAAAGCGGTCGGAGGCGAATAATGCCAATACCAGTTCAACCCAAAGCAGATCAGCCCCGCGTTTCAACTCAGGCTCTAGATAAAGGCCAACCGCAGTTGCAATACAGGGTTCAGGGCATTAAAAGCATGGCTAAACCGGCTGCAAGGCCAGATAAACGGGCAACCAGGGGATATTGACAAGGAGATTGATATGTACAAAACAAACAAGCGCGGTCGTAAAACGCGTCGGTAAGAATTTCTCGAAAGAGAACTAGGGTATGGCTGGTTTCCCTTTTATAACTGGCCGCTTGCTGGAAGGAATCATCATGGCTCGCAAAGCTCGCAAAGGTCGTAAAGGCCGCAAGTAATCCGTAAGGATTAGTGCCGCGTAAGGGGGCGGTACCTTAAAAAATACCCCCCGTAATATTTATAACTTGACAAGTAAGTAAGTATTTACTAATACTGCGAATAATTAGGAAATAAATTATGAGCGTACCGTCTAACGAATTAATGGATATGATTAAGAGCCAGCGCGGAAGTGGTGCTGGCCCTGGCGCTACTGCTTCACCTGAGATGCAGAACCCTGGAATGGGTGCGTCCTCTACTGGCGAGGCTCCTCCGATGGGTGCGCCAATGTCTACCCCCGAAGCAAAGATGGGTAACATAGAGGCAGCCAAGATCAATATCTCTATGGCAATGGATTTGATGGAGCAAGCATTGCCGGCATTGGGCAGCGAATCTCCCGAAGGTCAAAAAGCACTTTCAGTCCTTCGTCAAATGTCTAGCATCCTTGGTGGACGCAAAGAAAAAACCAAGGAATTGCAAAACGCAGAAATCATGCAAATGCTTCAAAACTTGCCTCAAGCGGGTGGTGCAACGCCTGAAGGTAAAGCAATGGCAGAAGCACCGGCCATTCCTGGTATGACTCCACCACCGGGTGGCGGCGGTATGCCTCCTCCTCCTGGCGGTATGCCCCCTGGTATGCCTCCTCAACCTCCAATGTAAGGAATAATCATGGACTTGTTTAAGCCGAAAGGCGCAGCAGCCCCCCGCCGCCCGACTGACAATAATCAGCAAAATGGGCAAATTCACAACACTCCGCGTTTCTCGCAATTTGGTGGACTCAATTCTGCTAGCAAACTTAGCAAGAGCCAAATGGCACTTGAGAAAACTTTGACCGCTAAAAAAGTCATCTAAGGTAAAAGGGGATAGTTATGAGCCTAGAAGATTTGAGCATGGAAGCGCGAGATGAGTTGGCATTGCTGGCTCGTCAATTGTCCGAGAACCCGGCTACCCGCAAAGACTTCCTGCGCCTGACAAAGCGCAGTAGGCCGGATATGCCGATTCCTGAGTTGGAGATTGAGGATTCTACTCAAGCCTCATACAACAAATCGGAACAGAGGGTTCAGCAGTTGGAGAATCGTCTGCGTGAGAAAGAGGCGGTTGAGGAACTTGGCCGCAGACGCACCAGGCTGATGAAAAAAGGCTTGATCGACAAAGAAGAAGATATTGAAGAAGTGGAAAAGGTCATGCTTGAAAAAGGCATTACCAACCATGAATCAGCAGCAGAATACTGGCAATGGATGAAGCAGTCTGCTGTGCCAACTCCGAGTGGCTATAACCCCAATGTTATTAACAAGTTTGACTTGTCCAAATATTGGAAAAATCCGGTTATGGGCGCTAGGGATGAGGCAGCAAAAGCACTTAATGAATTGCGGAAAAACCCGCGACCATTTGGTTAATTAGTACTAGGGGATATTTTTTAATACGGAGATAAACCATGCCTATAGGCGGCGGTATTCTTCCAGCAAGCGGTAGTACTCAATACAACGAGTTAACTTACGTCACGCGGCGTGCGTTTATCCCGAAGCTGGTTGTTCAACTTTACAACTCGACACCTTTGATGGCGGCACTGATTGCTAACAGTCAGCAAGCCTCTGGCGGTGTTTCCTCGGTAACTGTGCCCGTTCAGGGTTCGCAGTTCGTCAATGCTCAATGGTCGGATTACAGCGGTTCGTTCGCTCAACCCGCCGTTCAGCAAGGTGCGTTCAATGCGGAATTCAACCTGAAACTGATGATTGCTCCTGTTCCGTTCCTCGGAATGGAAGGTGCAGTTCAACAGGATCATGCGATTATCCCGCTGATTGAAGCGCGGATGAACGATGCGACCAACGTAATGATGGACGCAATGGCTACCGCCCTGTATACCAATTCAACTAATACACAACAGTTTATTGGTTTGCCGGCTGCGGTTTCCTCGTCTGGAACGTATGGCAATATCAGCCGTTCCACTTATACTTGGTGGCAATCCAAAGCCTACGCCGCTGGCTCGGTTAATCCGACTCGGCAAAACGTCCTGCAATACATCAGCGGAACGGTTAAGAATGGCGCAGAAGTTCCGTCATTCGGCGTTTGCGGATTTGGCACTTGGACTCTGTTGGCGCAGGATTATGTCGGCCAAGAGCAATATGTTATTACTCCAGGTTCTGGATTTGATGCAGATGGCAATGGCCCACAAGCAGCCTTCCGAGCACTGATGGTTGCTGGTGTTCCGATTTATCCCGATCCGTATTGCCCAGAAGGAACTTTGTATCTTCTGAACACTAACTACCTGTCGCTGTATATCCACGACAAAGGTTCGTTTGTGTTTACGGGATTCGAGTCCACCCTTCCGAACTGGCAGATTGGTTATGTTGGCGCGGTCTTGATGATTGCCGAACTGGTGAACACTAAGCCCAAGTCCATGACCGTCGTGTCGGGCTATAACTCACTAACTATCTAA